TGGAATGGGGTACAGAGCAAGAGCCATTCGCTAGGATGGCATACGAGGCTCATACAGGCACTTTCGTAAAGGAGGAGGGGTTCGTAGACCATCCCACGATAGAAGGCTTTGGATGCTCTCCTGATGGCATTGTAGGGGAAGGTCTCATTGAGATAAAAGCGCCCAACACAGCTAACCATATCGAGACAGTCTTGGAGAACAAAGTTCCAAGTAAATATATCCCACAGATGCAATGCCAAATGGCTTGTACAGGCGCGAAATGGTGCGACTTTGTATCATTCGATCCTAGAGTGCCAGAGGACTTGCAACTGTTTGTAGTGCGTGTCGAGAGGGATCAGGAGTATATCGATGCGATGGAAGTAGAAGTAAAGCAGTTTTTAAGCGAGGTCTTAGACCTATTTAACCAACTAAAAGCGAGGCAGTCATGTACGAAATGAAAGATGGTAGTTTTAGCCTATTTAAGAACGACAAAAAGCTCACAGAAAAACACCCTGATTACAAGGGGTCGATTAAAATTAACGGAGTCGAGCATTGGTTTGATGCCTGGCTAAAAGAAGGCAAGAAGGGGAAGTTCTTATCGGGTCGTATTGGTGATCCGAAACAGAAAGGCTTTACTCCCAAGGGCGATGATGAGATGCCTAAGAGTAGCGGTATTGAAGATGACATTCCCTTTTAGGAGAAAACCATGAAAAAGATTGCTATAGGAGTAGTAACTTATATGTTACTAATGAGTAGTGCTTATGCTTGCCAAACCACCACTATAATTGTGAATGGTAAGGTAACTATTTGTACTGTTTGTGGTACTGTAGTTAGCTGTATGTAACCCCCGATGAGATCGGCATTAGTAGCGCAATGCTACACCCTTTCAAGGAGTGCCACCCCCCTTCCGATCAGGGTGGCTTTATGACTTTCCAAACAGACCTACAGAGGGGTTTGGAGATAGAGGAAAGGGTCTTGGCTATCCTACGCAAAAAATACCCTTGTGCGACCCTTGTAAACGCTTTTAAAGGGTACGATATATGGATACCAGAGATAGATAAGGCTGTTGAGGTGAAGTTTGACCCGATGAGCCAAAGAACAGGCAATATTGTGGTCGAGATAGAGATGTATGGGAAAGACTCAGGGCTAATGGCTACCCAAGCTGATTACTGGGTATTTTATGATGGACAGATGTTTGTCATCATGCCGGTCAAGCACATATTTAAGTGCATCTTCCTGAGTAAACTACAGTATGTAGAATTTATAGGGGAGGGGGATAGTCAGATCAAAAAGGCTTTCTTAGTAGATAAGAACACCCTATTTAAGTACGGAAAGATTCTATGAGAGGTACAAAGCTCTTTCGTCTTTTCGTCTAATAGTAAGTCCTTTTAGTTCCTTACCGCCTGCCTTGTTCCATTTTAAGAACTCCTCGGCAGCACCCTCAAACTCACCTCGATTGTGTTTCATCCGAAGGGTAGAATTTTGGAGATTACCGAGTCCAACATTGAAGGCGAAAGACACAAGTGCGCCAAACCGACCAGTAGTAAGCCCACTAGGACATAATCGTTGTACTCCGCTTTCAAACCGCGCCAAATCTTTAGCAAGAATTTCATCTACTTCTCCCATCGTTAAGACTCGATCCCATCCGCTAGGGATAGGCAGAGCCTTTCGTTCTGCTAGTAATACTCTAGCATGGTTAGGATCTATGACATGACCGACACCAACAGTCCAAAGTAATGCAGGGCATTGGTAAGGCTTTTGCTTAACACCCTCATGGTGTTTAATCATCTCAATGACTTTATGGTCAATCATTTCTTACTAAAGGCTTGTGTACCGAACCAGAAGGCAATAATAGAGGCTAGGATCTGCATCTCGTCTGCATCAAACACCATAGGGATAGCTTCTGCAAACGCTACTCCGCTAGACCATGCCCAAGCAATAGAGGCAATGTCTACGATGATTAATAAGAAAACAAATAGATAGGTAACGACAGGGCGAACAGAGGCTCGTAGGTTAATGATCCATTGGCTTGCACCTTTACCGATTTCTATATCGTGTTGGTACATCGCTGTTCGTTCTTGTGCCTGAGTCTGCATCTGTATTTGGTCGGTACGGATCTCCTCGACCCTAGCCTGTGCAACATAACCTCTTTCTAGCATTTGGAGTTCTCTTTCCGTTTGCATCTTAGCTAACTCTAGTTCATGGGCTTTATCGGACTTGTCTTGAAAGAAGTCTAAGAGTTTAGGTAGTCCACCCATTAGGAAGGACAAAGCTGTAGAGATGAGTGTAAACATTATTTACCCTTTATGACCCCAAGTAAGATACCAGGCAACGATTGCAGCCAACGCATAGCACATATACATAACTCTACGCACTTCTGCCAAATCTTTTCTAAATTCATTTTCAATTTCTTTCTCCTGTTTTTCAATCTTGAGTTTGATGTTTTCTACTTCTGACCATCTCTTTTGACCATGATGTTTCACAAAGTCTTTCTTGACCTGTTCTTCTTTTATTCTGATTTCTTCTTGTTTTTGCCATTGGATCATGGCTCGTTTGAAATACTGCTCTTTTACTACTTCTACTTCTCTGATCTGCCTTCTGCGTTCTAAGGCTTTTTGTTGTGCTACCGAGGCTGCTTCTTTTTGGACATCCTCAATAGATGATCCGATAGCCTTGCCTGCTTCTTTGCCTGTCTTTACGCTTTCGCTAAATGACTTTGCACCCTCTAAAAATCCAAATTGATCGGACATAGTTCATAGGCTTAATTTAATTTCAAGACAAGAGAAAGTAGAATAGCAATAATAAAAGCTGCCGAACCTATTAGGATCTGTTCTAAGCGTTTTAGCCTAGCGTTGATCCCTGTGTAACGTTCAGCACAGACAGCCTCGTGAGCAGACAAGGCTGCCTCGTTTTTATCTATTGTTGTCATTATCTATCCGATGGAAAAGACATATCCAAAGCAATCAATTGCTCTACAGTCGTAACCGCAGAGATGGTTGTCTCCAACTCTGTAGCCTTGGTGACTACGCTTGCACGATAAGTAGCAACAGCAGTAGGAATATCTACATTGCGTTCTGCTTTACGGATTACCATCCAATCAGTCTGAGCAAGAATAGTTCCAGCAGTAGTCTTTACTTGAGAGATAAAGTTAGACTTTAATCCTTTGGTTACTAATCTCTCTGTGCTATCGACCATTGCTGGTTTGCCATCTACTGTGCCTAATACTTTGACATACATAGGATTACCATCTTGGTCTACTTCTAATTTATCCTCTAGTGCTTTAGGATTGTTGATGTTGCCATCCCAATAGAACCTATCATCAGCACGAACAGCATCCGCTTCCCATGTCATACCGATAGCAGACTTATCTTCTTCCGATGCCAAGCGAATCCAGTTCGCTGGATATTGAATGTCATTGTGTGTAAAAGGTGTATCCAGTTGGATAGTCTTAGTTCCGAGTTTAAAAGGCATATTAGTTCCTATCGTGCGTTAGCGTATTTAAAGGGGTTTTCGGCAAATGCCATGTATATGTAATTTCCACCATTATTGTTGTAACCAACATTGGCAGTTCCAGTTCTAATTTTAAATCCGTTGCTTACAAAATCTAATAAATAAGCAGAGTCAGATGTTTCAGCAGCAGACAAATTAGCCCACAATCTTGTATTCATAGCGTTATAAGTATTGCGAGCAGAATCATATAATAGCCAATCTGCATTACTTTCTGAAGCAGTTGCTTTTATCATTAAAAATCTAGGTCTAAACCCAGTAAACACAAAAGGACCATCAGCAGAGCCATTACCTGTGTATGAGCCAAATGCAGAGTATCCAGCGACTTGTGCAAAGCAGTAGGTAACGTAGTTGTTACCCGTCTTGTTCATCTCATCTGCGGCAGAAACCCCTACCGTAAATGTGCTTGAACCGTATGCTTGGTAGAAGGTAGATGATGTTCCTTTTGCTGCTGTTGATTGCAAAACCAAATAATCATTTATTCCAAAACCAGACATACCTCCAATACCAACAACCCAACTTGAAGCATTTGTTCTGCTTTTTGTAATGAGAATGCTAGGAGCAACACCCAAACCATGACCTATGGTTGCGGCATTTGTTGAATTGCCAGCCCAAGTCACAATCGAAAACCCAGAGGTAGTGTTTGCGCTTACGGTTGAGGTTATGCTACCCGCAGTATTAGTTACGCCAGCACCGTTGGCTTTCCAGTTCCATGCTACATAGGTATCCGCACTTGTGTTTAACTGCGCTAATGCACCAACAGTAAAGCCGTCTGAACCAAATGCTGTTAAACCTGTGGTTTCGGTAGTTTCTGCGGTTGTTGTATTACTTTCTAACTGTTTTTGAACGCCACGAACTGCATCATAAAGTCCATGGTCAGCCGCAGCATTGCGTTCTTTAATCCATGTCCAATCAGGTTGGAATCCTAGCCCTGTAATAGATTGGCTAGAACCTGTACCTGTGTACAAAGCAATATTCATATTCTTACTAGCTAATGTAGATGCAGTAGCACCAATCGTAGGAGTAGGTAAGTTAAATGTGTTTAGTGCTACAAAGCCTGTTGGTGGAGTGTAGGAGAATGGGCGTTGACCGAAGTTAATTGATGGATTTTGTCCATAAGCCCATAAGTACGGGAATACTGTTCCAGATACTGATGTTACAGTTGGGTTTGTTCCTGCACTTGGATTACCAGTAGTTCCACCAGAAGAGTCATACCATGTATTGTTAATACCAAACCAAGCATTTCCAGTGCTTGTATCCACAAAACATTGCAATATTGCTGTTGCTGTTACATTTGTATTATCGGTAATATTGGTTGTAGTTCCTTGATTAAATATTCTTCTAGCCCTAATTGAAGAATCATTCAATACAATTCCCCAAGAACCTGCTCCACCCCAACTACTTGCGTAAGATGAGGTTGCAATACCCCATGCGGTTTGGGTTGAGCTTGAGGTAATACTAGATGTCAAAACTGCTTCATAGTAAAACTTACCAGAAGTTAACGCCATACTAGCTCTTACTGATGCTCCACCACTTGTCGCAGAAGCAGTAAATGTTAGATTTCCGTTTGTAACAGTTGTAGTTGCTGTATTGTAAAAAATATCTAATGGATTTAATACGCAATAGTTAGCCGCAGTAGCACTTGTCAGCGTAGGCACATCGGTCATGCTGTCATAGGTAGTGCCAGCAGTTAGGCTGATGTTGTTTGTAGCAAAGTAGTTTGCGTTACCTGAGAAGTCTTTTCCTAATCCCACATTGGATGATGTAGTCAGAGCAGAGTTATCGGTAAATGGTAAATAGAATCCATTAGTGCCATATGTTCCTACGAACTTCTTAGGAATCCATACACCTGTGCTTGTAGATGTTTCACCGAATGATGATGGGGTTAATTGCTGACCATCAATAAAATGAGTTTCAGCCAAATAACCATCAAACCATTGATTATCAGAGTATTCTTCTCTGCCAATTGCATGGGGTACTAAAGCATTTACAGCTATATCTAAGTTTTGGGCTGGGTAACTTGCCGTTCCAAAAGAAGTTATTTCAACGCCATTAACATAAAATTTAATTCTGTTAGTTGAAGTGGCTTGCGTTGTGTCTACTGCTAGAACAATATGATACCAAGCAGATGGGTCACGATAAACTGGCGTGGTGTTAAGTTGCATTTGTGTAACACTAGCCCAGTTTAAAGCCGCTAATTGGTCATTAGCAAAACCAAAATAAAACTGTACAGTTGAGCCATTACTTGCAGCAAACAAACTTTGAAAAGCTGAGCCTAAAGTACCTCGTTTGACCCAGCTACTCCAAGTCCAAGTTCTACGGTTACCTGAAACTGATGGTGTTCTGCTCAAATAAGCAGAAGCACTAGACCGAAAGCGTAGGGAGTTGGTTAGGAAGTAACCACCTTGACCAGATGCACCAGCAAGGATATTAGAACCGATAACTGACATTATTAGCCTTAACTGTAGTTAGCTGTAAATACTGCATGGATAGAGGTTGCTGTTCTTACTACATAGTCTATTCTATCAACTGCTGCTGCTGTAGTTGAGAGTGTAGGTGCAGTACCACCAGCAAAATCATAGTAAGAACCATAAGCTAGAGTCCTAGAACCTGTGCCATCCTGAGTAATAAAGAAAGAGCCTGACTGACCAGCAACAATATTGCTTGGGTTTGCTAGTGTGCGATTTCCACCTAAAGTAACAGAGAAGTTATTAGAATCTGCTAGATCAGGGGTGATTGACGAACCATCTGTAAGCGCAGTAATCTCGCCTCTTTGACCTTTTGTAAAGGTTTGGGCTGTGTCTATTCCTGCGTAGTCTGTTCCTGCTGTAGCTGTGGTTAGAGCAGATGTGCCAGAACCCTTAATAATGCCTGTTAATGTAGATGCACCTGTACCACCATCTGCTACTGCTAGATCGGTAATACCTGTGATAGAGCCACCAGTAATAACGATAGATGTATAAGTAACACCAGTAATCGTGCCACCTGTTATCTTAGGTGCAGTCATGGTATATGTGCCATCACGAATACCATCTCCACAGTCTCTGATCTGCGCCATCATATCGCGCATAGTATCGTTTACTGCTGATGGGAGCATCCCCTCTGGAGCACCATCTGGAGGTGCTGCTGTGTTATTAGCAGGGGTTAGTGAGTATTTTGTATATGCCATGATATGTCCTTAATTTTACTATTCTGTCTGTTCTTCATCAAACGATTTAACAACTTGTTGAAGTTCTGTAAATGCCAAACCTATCTTTTTACGATCTTTGCCAGCTTTTGCTAGTTTTTCCAATGTTTCTACACCATTAGGGCTTGTAATTGCTTTTGCAATTTTCTCATAATCTCTACCATAAAATATGCCTTGATAAAGATTTCCGATAGCACCAGGTATGTTTCTAAAGCTCTTGCCTAATAATCCTAGGGATTCTTCTGCCAACATACCTTTTTCGGCTGTTGGCGAACCAGCAGGGAGTCTGCGACCTTGGGCTTCTAAGACATCTAACATAACATTTAAGCCTTTTACTGCCTCAGATCCTTTTGTTCCATATACTTCTCTAAATGCAGCTTTGAGGTTTTCTTTTTGCGTGGTATTTTTAACAATGGTATCTGCAAACCTAGCACCAACAGTTCCTGCTTGTCTAGATGCAGCCCTTTGTACACCCTCTAGGGATGCTCTCATGTACTGATTTAAAAACTCTTTTGGTAGATTAGGATCTTTTTTACCCATAGCTTGCATAGCTCTTGTAACTTTGTCAGGGTTTAAACCAGATTGTGCAGGGTTTGTAGCAAATACATCACCAAACTGTTTAGCAAGTTCATTTGTTTTAGCTAATGCTGGTATTGGAGACTCAATAATAGGAGCTTCAAACTTTTCTCTAGTTGCCTGATATTGTTCTCTAGCTGGCTTATAAGCATTAATTTGATCGTCTGCTTTTTGCAACAACTTTCTACGCGCATCGTCATAGGCTTTCATTTCACCTGTAACTTTGCCTTGTGCTTGAGCAGCTAAATTACTATATTTATCAGACAAAAACTGTCTCATAGCCTCAATTCGAGCAATAGAGTTTGTCTCATAACCTTTTAATAGGTCTTGGTAAGCAGGAATATTATCTACAGCTTTAGATGCCTCTGCAATAACAGCAGATTCGTTCTCAAGATTTTTCATCCAAGACTGAGGTATTTTCTTTTCTTTAATAGCCTCAAACGCTGGAGATGCTTCTTCTGTAATTTGTTTTTGAACAGCCCTTTGTTCTGCTAAAGCTGCTTGTTGAACATCAGTTCCCATTCTTTGTCTTGTTGTCATTGGGAATGTTTGCTCAAGAGTTTCTTGAGTTTGCCGACCTCTTGTTCCCATAAACTCAGCCATGGTTGGAGCAGATCTTGGAGTGCCTTCTACCTGTCTTTGGATAGATGGTAATGTAGTTCTACCTTGTGCTGCCTGTTGCATAGCTTCAAAAGAAGTTACTGGCATACCCATTTTGAAAGATTGTTGCTGTAATCTTTGTGCTGCCTCTATTTCTTGCGGAGTCATGCGTTTTGTAGACTCTGCATACATTCTTTCTAAAGGAGAGCGCATTACCGATGGAGCAGATACTAATGGTGCAGCTACACCTCCTACCATACGAGCATAAGGCTCTAGGTCTGTTCCTCTAAATGGAAAGGCTAATGATTCCTCTCCACCAGCAGATAATAGTGATGGCAATACAGCACCAGGAACAGGAGCAGACACTACATTTCGTACTGCTGTCTGTGCTAATTGACCAGGAAAGCTCTCAGCCCTCTGCATAGGGATATATTCACCAACAGCCTTTTGCATTTGTACTGGTGTAGGTAATGTAGCAATTGGTCTACCTACTCTTGTTTGCTCTGGAGTTCTTCCCATTAATGCTTGGGAAATCTTTTCTGCACCTAACTGTAGTCCTTCTTGTATAAGCGCTGGCAAACCTAAAACACCTGTAACACCTTGCACAATAGGCAAATTGATCTTTGCCATTGCTGTTTCTACATCGCCTCTTTCTGCAAAAGGTTTTATCTTTGTGTCTCTTGCTGGCAGACCTTCTGCTGATAATCTTTTGTCTATGTCTGATAAAGATGTAGTAATATCAAACATAGCCTCTGTGCCATCTACTAGCTTTATAATTTTTGCATTTTCAGCCATGTTTGTTCCTATTATGATCCAGGTTTATTTGTTCTTAGGTCTCGTCTTTGTGTTGCTCCAGCTTGACCCAAAAATGGCTTAAATTCTTCGCCTAATACAGATCCAAGACTGCGATCATATTCAACAATTGCTTGTGCGCTATATTTTTTCTGTGCAAATAATTCTCTTGCTTTTTTCTCAATTAAAGCATCTCTTTCAGCAAATGCTTGTAATCCTTTAGCCATTAACGCACGACCTTGTTCTGTATTTGCCAATGATGGGAATACAGACAAATATGCTTTAAATTCTAAATCAGATGTAGAACCAGATCCAGCAGCCCTAACTTGTGTAGCTGCTCTTGTTTGTAATGCAGTTGCTAATGCGTTTGCACTTGCTGTCTCGCTAGGCAAATTAAGGGCTGTTGCAAGATCTGCTCCGACTTTAACTGCAACACCACCGCCTTTGCCTTTTAATAATGTATCAATAGCTGCTGCATTACGAGCAAACTCGCTTGCAGAAGTAGCTTTAGCAGACATTGCAGCAATTTGTTGTGCATCTAGTTTGTCTAGTTCAGAATCGCCTTTATCAATTCTTACTAATTCACCTCTACTAACTTGATTTATTTTTCCAGATGAACTAATTTGGAATGATTGGTCTTGTGGCAAACCAAGTCTTTTCTTATCTTCTGCCGATAAAGGTTTAAATGATTCTTTTGGTTCTTTAGACATTAACTTAGCAGCCTCTAATGGGCTTTCTATAGCAATTGCTTGAATAAGTTTATCAAGATCTACAGATGTTTTTGTTGGCAAGTTTGCTCGTAATGCTGAAACAGTTTCTGGAACAGCCATATCGCCACCAAATTCAGGGCGAGATAGCATCTCTAATTGAGATCCTTGACCTGTAGCCATAGGAATAGGAACAGGAGTTTGTGTAACAGCTTGACGAGCCATTTCTTGTGATTGACGCTTGCGTTTTAAGTCCTCTAACTGCATATTGGTTACTATCTGCTTTAGATTACGATCAAATGATTGTTGATAGCCTTCTAGACCTGCGCCTAATGCACCGCCTAGTATTTGTCCTGTGCTGATTGGTTCTCTTGTTTGTCCAGATGCACCTAACAATTTAATAGCAGCGTTTAGTAAGGCTGCTTGGTTAGCGCCTGATTGCATCCTTTGTGTTTCTGCAGGACTTAATAACTGAGAGTAGTCTGGTTGTTGTCCGAATAAAGCTGATAGATCAATTGCCATAATTTATCCTAATAAAGAATTTCTTGAGACCATTCTTGGGGTAAGCAAACTTAATAATCCTGAATAATCTACACCACCATATTGATTAGGTTGTCTACCACCAATCATCATCTGTTGTTGTGGCATTTGTTGTTGTTGTTGACCGCCTAACAAACTACTTCCAGATCTAAGGGCTTGTATAGCTTGTTTAGGAGTAATGCTAAAGCCAGTTGAGCCTGGTAGGATGTCAGCACCCGATGATGTAACTATATTGCCATTAGCATCTAGGATAATATCGCCTAGTTCGCCAGGTATGATGGTTGCTTGTGGAACTTCTCCACCGCCATAAAAACCACCTTCTTGTATATCAGCATCGCCAAGCGAGACTCCCATATTGAAATCTTCGCCTGTGTTAAAGCCACCCATGTTGAAATCTTCGCCTGTACCATACCCACCGCCACCAAACTGACTACCTAATTCAGCACCAATCTGTTGTCCTGCATAAGACTTACCGGCAGATAAGAGACCTTCTCCTATAGTTCCACCTTCTTCTATTGTGTCTACACCTTCAATAATAGGTAACGCCCATGCGTTTCCACTAGCAACGGCAGCAACTTTAGCAGCAGCTTTAACAGGATCATCTACTATTTCTTGTATTTGATCTCCTATAAAATCTCCAGCAGAGCTAACAGTATTTTCTACAAAATCTCCTACGACTCCTCCACACATAATTAATCCTTTAAGTGTTTGACTGTATTAAAGCCAACAGTTTTATAACCTAGTCTCTCATAAAACTGTTTGGTTTTATCCATGTCTACTGCTGTTGTCTGTCCTAAATGTAGATCATCTACACCTATTTCTTTAGCCCATGTTTCTAGTGATTTTACTAGTTTAAGTGCCACTCTACTACCTCGATACTCAGGTAAAACAAAGAACCCTAGATCGCTTACTCGCTTACGATTACTAAAAAAGTATTCATGCGCTAGACCAGATATAAACCCAACAATTCTGTTGTGTTCTATTGCGATAAAGCCTACTGCATTAGGGTTCTTAAATAAATGTAAAATCTTGTGCTTCTCAGGTACTGCGTAAGAAAACTCTGCCTCGGCTACCATTTTGGTAACCAATTCAAAAAACTCCTCTAAGCGATGTAGACTAAGTTTTTCTATTATCAGAAGAATCCACCACCTAGTAGACCACCACCTAAAGCACCTAATGCTGGTGCGCCATAACCGCCTAAGAATCCACCAAATGTTTGTGGGAACGCTTGACCAAGTGCATAGCCACCTAAACCGCCTGCTAATGCACCACCTAGCGCGCCTGCCGTTCTGTTTTGGTATGTTGGCTGTGCAGCAGGAGATCCAAACTGACCAAGTGGTGAGCCGTAGACAGACGATAAATAGCCTGACAACTGCTCGTAAGGTAAACGCTGTTGGTAAGCAAATCGACTCATCTGCTCTTGTAGAGGTTGTGCAGCGATTGCCTCTCTCTGTGCGCCAATTTGTCCTAGTGTCTGAGAAGGCAAGAACTGTTGACCATACATTTGTGGTGCTGCTTGAGCTAGTGCAGCTTGTTGCAACTGAGCTTGCTGTTGTAGTTCTCTTTCCCGTTGATACTGTGTGCCAGCGATATTGGATGTAATATCCCCTAGAGACCTTCCATAAGCCTCTGTAGCCGTTCCCAATGCTCTTTCCATAGAGCCACTACCTAAACGACCAGACTTGCTGTAAAGGCTCGAAATGCCAGGCAATACTGCTTGGCTAAATTGTTGGGTTAGTGGGCGAGTTGCAGCCTCCATCATCGCTTGTTGGTAGGGGTTTGCGTTTAAGAAACCACCGGCAGCCGTCTGTCCTACTTGACCTAAAGACGATTGGTAAGCCTGTTGAGCCTGTCCTAAAATTGGGCTTGCTTGTCTAGCAATATCTTCTTGGGCTTGTATTGATTGAAGTGTTTGTTCCGATGGGCTTACATAAGTTTGACCAGGGAACATGGAAGGTTGTTGGCGCAAGAATAACTCTTGTGCTTGGCGTAAACCCTCTGTAAGGAATGGGCGAATAGTAGCGTCTATCTGTGATGCTCCTGCTGCGGGTGCGCTAGGTGTAATAGGTTCGCTAGGTAAAAAGCTAGGTGGAGGAGGAACATTAGAAAAAGAATTATTAGGAGACATAGGAATATTTCCAGATAATCCACCAGGGAAATTTACAGGAATTCCTGAGAATGGTGAGTTTGAAATATTTGGGTTTTGTATTCTATTTCCAAAATTATCAAGGTATGTAGTTGTACCAACTCCACCAGCACCACCTGGACTTGCTATACCAACAGCCGGTGTTCCGTAATTCTGGTTATAAAACTGATTGAACGCATTTGCATCACTAGCATAGCCAAATGGCTGACCAAACTGATCGTTGCCTATAACTGCTGCACGAGGACTACCCAAACCTTGTGCATTTTGTGCATCTAACTGTCTTTGAAAAGCATCTCTAGCTTCTTGATAGTTAGGAGGCAATTGTCCGCTTGCGCTAAATGATTGTGTTAAAAATGGGTTCAACATTGTTGAGTCTCCAATTGCCATAATATGTTCCTTTATCCTACGATGATATATTTATAAGTCATACCTGATACAGAATTAGCAGGATGACTAATGGTTGCACTTCCTGCTGTTACTGCTGATATATAAGGCATTGTAAAAAGATTACTGGTATAGCCATTCGATGAGAGATAACTCATGGTGGCTATGATGCTAGGTGTTGCTGGTCTAGTAGGGCTTGATTGGGTAGCAAAATGCTCAATGCTGACACCAATGTCCGATGGTCTCCAAGCTAACTCTACATAATCATCTTTTTGCAATGCAATAAAAAAGTTTAGTGCTGCAATTGTTTGGCTTGCTGATCCACTAGATTTTCTAGGCTTAATGCCAAATACCGAATTGCTGTTTGCTACATTTGTGCCATTTTTTACAAACCAAATGTTTACATCTTGTACATCGTTAGTTGTGTTAATTAACTGTACAGAAAACTGTATGTTGTAGAGTCCTGCGTATCCTGCTGTCAGTTTCGTATTAGTTACTAGACTTGCACCTAATGCATAGTCTGTAGTGCTAAACGACATAATATTTGCTGCGGTTGTTGTTGTCGCAGCTTGGTCTGTATCGTCTTGAACTGCTAAATATGGAAAATAGGTACTAGCCGATACATCATCTGCTGGCACTAAAATAATCACAGAATCTGCACCAATCCGCGCATCTGTTAAGGTTGTAGTGCTTGCATCACCTGTCGCTAAAGTAACAGAGCCAGTATTATTAGTCTTGCCATTCATAATCCCATTGACTACTTCAGCAACTCCGCGCTGATCTGATCCAAAAGGAGGTAAAACTCTAAACATTATCTAGTTCCTAGAGGGCTTAAATCGATGTCCATTCCGACTGCTGATGTCCAACTACCTGTAGGGGTTAATTGTAGACGATGATACCGCCCAATACCACGCACAGATACTCTATTTTCGCTATCTGCTGCAGTCTGAGAGCCAAATACTGTGGACTCTGACAAAAGCCTACGAGAGAGCAATGCTACTGATCCAGAGCCATCGTCTACGATAGGTTTAACCATTGTGATAGAGGAAGTAGCACCTGGCACTTCTATATCGCCTGTTTCTATGTAAGCTGTAGCGTTAGCACCAGAGAAGGTAACAATCTTTGCACCATCTACACCGGCTAACTGTAGTCTGCCGCCAAGCCATAATCGGCTATCAAAGGTTGTAAGGATGGTGTCTAAATTACCATAAACATCCATACCCTCTAAAGTAACCGCAGGGGTAGATGTAGAGGCTATTCTATCTACATGGGTTGTGCCACTTGTCCATCGCTGTGTCTGAAAGTTGTATATTAACAAGCTATCAGGAGTTGCAGAACTATTGGATGCGTATGCCCAAATAATAAGTTTCTTAATTGGATCTACTGCAGCCGACATAAGGTACAAAGTGGCTTCATCTACATTATCAAAGAAGAATCGGTTTACTTTTTCGCTGCCAATTGGCACTACATTTTGACCATCACAAGCATAGAATCCATCGTCTCCTAAGAAGAACGATGTGCCACCATACTGGATAATCGAGTTAGCCTCATAACATCCTAAGTTACGACTGATATTGTCGAACTGGAATATAAGTGGGCTACCAATATAAGACATACGATGGATTGCTCGATCCATAAAGACTAGACCAAATTCACCACCTGTAACACCGACTACAGATCCACCATCGGGAATATCTTGGAAGTCTGCTTGGGTCGTAGCGGATGCAGTCCAGCTAGACTCATCGCCTAATGCTGACCATTGCACTCTGCTTGGATAACTTGATTGATAGCCAGACACTACAAAGTCGCGCACTACTGTTACATATCGTGCTTCTGGTGCATCTGCTGCTAGGTTTGCAAATAAAGAAGAACTGTTTAAGTTAAATCCCTGTAATTTATCGAAACCATTAGCTGCAACAATGACATTACCAAACTGAGTAAACTTCCATCGTTGATCTGTAGGTGTCGTATAGTTTCCTGATTTTGACACATTGTCTAAAGACAAATCGCCAGAATCTAACTTAAATAGTTTTGTAGAGCCACCAGCAAATACAGTTGTAGCTCCTGCCGTTGTTTTGCCTGCTACCACATTAGTTAGGTTCTCAGATGCAGCAGCCGAGTAATCTACTACTGTAGGCAAAGCACCATAGCCTACTGCCTTTGAGTAAACATTCTCTGCCCTGCGCAGTCCATTAGTAATACCTGGCTGATCTGGTGTCCATTCTCCGAATGATATTCTGCTTATTGCCATTGTTCTGTTCCACTAGATATTTGAGTCCAAGTTGTCGTTGTGGCTGTGATTCCTGTCCACGACTCTGATCCTGCTGTTTGTGCTGTCCATGTTGTAGAACTAGCTGATATACCTGTCCAAGCCTCTGAGCCTGCTGTTTCGTCTGTCCAATTATCGCCTAATCTATTACCACTTGCGACTGCTGTGGCATTAGCTGTTATTGATCCGCTTGCAGAGTAAATTGCTTGAGCCTGTGCATCTACATACGCATTAGCGACAATGAAGCCTTCTCCTGCGTATTCAACACCACCTAGGGCTGTTACTGTTGCTGTGCCTGTGATTTCTGCAACAGATGTTCTAAGCCGAATAGCCTCTGATTCCACAGAAGCATTGCCTGTAATTGTTGCATCGCCTGTTCTAACTCGAATCCCTGTACTTGCCACATTTGCTTCTGCATCGACAGTAGCAGATCCGACCAGTATTGCGTTTCCTGTTGCATCAACTGTTGCTGTTCCATTTACTATTCCTTCTCCGACCAATACTCTGATTGCCTCGGCTGTAACAGATGCATCGGCTGTTATGTCTGCTGACGATGTGCGTATAGCAGAACCATCAGCAACTACTGTTGCATCTGCGGTAATGTCTGCACTAGCAGACCTTGTTCTTTGTCCTACTGCTACTACAGATGCATCGGCTGTAACACTTGCCTCGCCTGTGCGTTGGCGAACACCATCCGCGCTAACAGATGCTTCTGCTGTAATAGATGCAGAGGGGAACTTAACACACAGAGTAGTCCATACAGGGTCATCAAACGAGATATTGAGTTGGTCAAGATTCCCAAGGGAATCCATATCCTCTAATCTCCAATCACCACATACTTGATCTGTTTCCCAAGTATGATCGAATGAGTATGGTACTTGCTCTAAAGTCCCGAACTGATCTAACTGTTCGAGAGTTAATGCCATTAGGCTAGGGTAACTGAAAGGCTACCAGATGCAATCTTAAAGATGTCTCCTGTATCAATAGCTTTTGATGTTGTCAAGGGTGTGTGATACAAAAGATTTCCAGTAGTCAAAGCATCCAAGATACCGATATGACTAATTGTTCCCCAAGATGTTGTAGCTTGGTCAAAGGTAATGTCGGCTGTAGTTACGCTTGCACCATTAGAAGGCGCGCCAAAAGTAGCAGATTTACGAGCATAAGAACCACCAGTACACTCTGTTCCTGTATTAGCATCTGTTGGGTCGCTAGTATAGAGACCAACATAGACTACAGAAGGAGAGGTAAAGGTTGTTGCTCGTAGAGTTGCATTGACTAGTGCATTCTCTAGGTAGTTTGACATTTCAGCCATGTTATTTCCTTATCGTGAGGTTACGCGCATTTGTAAAGGCACACCCGAATACTCGCTATTTTGGTCTGCATCGGATATGTTTTTGATTGCTCTGTCGTACAGGGTTGCCCATGTCTGACTTCTTGCATCGTTAATTAAGTATGGCTCTGCTTCTAAAAGCGAGGCATAGAGGAGAGCATCTGGATAATTAGCAAGAAATACATTGCTTGCATTACCAGTAGACAATACAGTAGGTTTAGCATAATAGAGAATCTCCAATGTATATGCTGTATCTGGCTTTGGTGCTAACTCAAACTCAGTTGCCAAGATTGTGTAATAAATTGGTTTACCACTCTCGTCTGCCGGAGCATCCCTAGTAAATAAACTAGGAGACATATAGGTAATAGGGTATCTTGGATTGCCTTGGATATGTAAATCACGAATCTCTAAGAAGTTTGTTGGTAAGGCTACTTTGCCATCACCACTTACTGTTAACGCAGTAGCTGACTGTAACATCTGCCGAGTGCGTAAATCTCTAGCCATGCGTAGCTCTGCAAAGCTAATAAAATCGGGGATAACCGATGTTAAGTCTGATCGACCTAAGTAGTTAGCCACCGATGCTTTGAGATCGGTAAAGTTTGTGTAAGCCATGATTTCCTAATCTTTTGGTAGTTCGATGTTATGCCATCCATAAACATACTGCCCAATATGCTTTATCTGTTTGGATAGATCGTGGTCTACCCAAGTATCAACTCCTACATCCTTTGCCTTAATGCAAAAGTAAATGTCCTCGCCTAATATCTTGTTGTTTAAAAGTTGCTCAAAGTAGAAGTAGGGTTTTTCCATCTTCTTAATGACACTCTGTTTAATCAACATAATTCCACAGCCAATCCCATCTACTTTCTCAATGCCTGACTTAGCATTGGAGTAAACCGCTAACCAATCTACCGATCCATCATCATTAATATGGATATTCCTAGCTGTAGGGTTAACGGGTTCTGCCCTTGTAGTTGCGTTGACCCCAATAATATCTTTATCGTGAGCCATCAATATTTTTAAGGTATCTTGTGGAAACCTCATATCTGCATCTACAAAGAGCAGATAGTCTGCCTTGTTTTCTAGTGCTGTTTCTACCAACTTATTCCTCTGGTCAAATATTAGCGTTCCAGAGCTAGTAAAAAGGTCTATATCGTGTTTTGTGGTCTTAATGGTATACGCACACATTGCTACTAAATCAAACGCTGTAGCGACTTCCATTTGCCCTCTAGCTGGCATTAATATAGCGATCCTCATACCTGACCCCCTCTAGTTCTAAATACCTTATTATCAGGGTTATTTAGCCACTTCTTGAGGGCTTTTTGATCGGTTATATGAAAGCCTCGCATAATTCCCATTACATTTAGAGTCTCAATAATCTCCAAAGGTAATGATGCTATTTTATTCTTTGCATCGTATGGGGTATCTCCCCATCCTGTCTTTTCACTACGCTGATTGTATTGAGCCTTTGTATGGTCAATAAAATCATCTAATTGTGTTTCTGTCTTAATAATAAGACCGCCCTCGCCATCTGCGTAAGCTGTTTTTACTACTCCGTTTACTACACCTAAGTTACCTCGTTTGCCGAGTTCTGACATAAAGACTCCTAGAAAGGGGGCAGGTTTTGCCCACCCCCTATTCTACAACTTATCTACTATTTATCAAGATAAGTCGAAAGCACCACCATGAGCAGCTTCATTGCGAACTTCGAGGGTCAATTCAGCCAAGATTTGTTTCTTGTCTGCATCGCCTACTTTAGCAATGTCGTTGGTCTGGAATGGGCGGAGGTACGCTAATGCTGCATACTCAGGATCGAGTACGAGGGCATCACGAGTACGCATAAAGCGATTAGGAACGATCTGCAATACACCAAAGTCGGACTGATATAAATCAGCACCGGCTAAAATGGTTGCTTGACCACTCGTAGGCACTTGGTAGCGTTGTGCTGCCAAACCTGTAAAGCCTGATACTACTTGCTTTTGTGCAGGGCTAACAAACAAAGCTGAAGGTGTGCCACCGCTTGAGAATACTTTAGCGATAACATCTTTGAGGATGGTCTCGGTAAATGTGCGGGTTGATCCATCTGTACGAGTAGAGACACCAAGGGTTGTTGGGTCTACACCAGTAAGTGAAGTACCATTCTTGCTTGTGTTGGTCTTAATGTACGAGAGCAAAGAACCCATCTTACGAGCAGACGAACCAGACGAACCTGCTGTCTGACCTTGGTTTGCTGTGATGATGGTCTCGATGTCGCGCTTGATTTCAGCAGATGCTTTAGCCAACTGGTAAGCCATCTCAGACTTACGACCAGCAAGGTCAGAAGCCAAGAGAGTACCAGAAACCATAACAGTCTTACCTACGATCTGTGTCAAGTTTGCGAGACGGGTTGTTGGGGTAATAGTACCCTCAGAAGCGGATGCACCTTCAACTAATGCGTTAGCTGTGGTTGCTGCTGCGAGACTATCAGTTTGCCATTCATGCGTAACCGATGTTGCTTTGGTTTTGCCAATGGATGACATGATTGGGGTGTCGGTAGGGCTGATGTCATAAATAACATCTGTTAAGTCCTCACGAGCACCAATTGCTGTGTAGCGATCATATGCTGCCATGATTAAATTCCTTTATAAAAATCGTTCAAATAAACGAGCTGCATCCTTTTTATTGCCAGATTGGCGTAATGCTGCTCTATCTTTTTTTGCTGTTTCATTCTCGGAACTCTGCGGATTAGATGTTCCTGGTCGAATAGTCTTAGGAGCATTGGCTACTTTCTTAGAAGTAACACCTTTGCCTGCCATCAACTTATCGTACTGTGCTGCTTTATAGAGGGCTAGTACAGCGCGACTATCGTAAACCTGAGACAACTCTTGATCGGTAAATCCTTGAGCCTTTGCATAATTGCGTATGTCTCTACGGATTACTTCGGCTTTCACATCGTCTTTAAACTCTGGGATAGCCTCTACAAGTTTTGCCTGTTCTGCTTGGATATGCTTTTGCAACTGTGCTTGAGTATAAGACTGCTGTTCTTGTTGAACTCGCTGTCTTTCCATCTGCACCGCTTGCAACTGCTTATCTCTTTCCATCTTCTCTCCCATTGCAACTGCGTAAGCAATCGGATCTTCTGCCTTGAGTAATGCTAGGTCTTGGCTTTGATCTTGTTGCTGTAACAATTGTTCAATGACTTGGAGTCGTTGGGCATAGGTTTCTCTAGTCTTTGCTGCTTCATCAATCTTTACTCGATCAGCCTCTACAGCCTTTCGTTGTTCCGCTAAAGATTGAGTTTTCTTCTGATAATCGGCAGTCCTACTGTAACCATTCAAAAGTTCATCAAGGCTAACTTCCACTTCTTCACCAGAGACTTTAACTCGGTATTTTGGGAGTTCCTCTACTTCTTCTTCTTGGCTTTCAGCTTCTTCTGCACTTACATCTTGCTCCTCGGACTCGGCAGAATACTCTGCCTCACTAGGTTCTGGTTGGGCTTTCGCCTCCTCCGCTTGTGGTTCAAGAAAAGACATAAATGCATTAGCTGCACCTGATACAGAATTGTCTACACTCCCTTGTGGGTTGGTGTTTTCACTCATTTTCGACCTCTATGGTTGTTAAAAAACCTTTACACGCTTCTTTTCAATTTCGCCATTGTGTGCGATTGATTGAATAGATGCTTCAAATTCCTCTAGTGCCTTTAGTTTGACTAAGGCTCTTTCTCTACCTTCTACATCATGCTCGGCAGAACTAAAGATATACGACTTGAATGAGTCTTTCTGAGCCTGTAATAGCTCTTGGAAAAACTCATCACCTAATAATGTTTTAGCTCTGTCGGTTGTATTCATCCAGGTATCCTGACATCACCTGTTAATTTAGCACCGACTTGTGCTGCTTTTAACTGAGCCTCTGCTTGGAACTCTGCTGTTTTGAGTTCTAGGTTAGCTGCTGCCTTCTCTCTTTCGAGTTGGATAGAGGCTTGTGCTTTAGCCTTGGCAATCTCAATTTCGTTGATTGCTTTGGCTCTGTCTGTTTCAATCTGTGCCTGTGCCTGTTGCATCATCATGTCTAACGCAGGGTTAGGCTGTTGTTGTAGTGGCTGTGGCTGAGACAACTGTTGGTCTAGCTCTGGTGGAATCTCTTTAAAGAACTCCATCGAGTCTTTGTACCCTGCTGCCTCGATAAACTTACCAAGTGTGTTGCGATACTGACCTACGCTGACTAACGGATTAGCAAAGCCTTGAGTCTGTAGAATCTGCTCTTGTTTCTGCATAACCATCGCTGCCATCGCCATCTTCTGATCTTGGCTACCTGTGCCTAGACCGACATTGACTGTTACATCGTAGTTGTTCTTCCACTCTCTTGGGTCGATAGAGACATACTTGCCTCGTAAACGAATGACCCTTGGCTTGTCCTGATACTTTAGGATCAAGTGGAAAATGCCTGCGAATAAGTCTTTTACACCTGTATCGGCAAAGATTCTAGCAATCATCTCTATACGACCAGAGCCTGCTTGTTGCATCGCTGCAATCGCTGTGGCTGTGGTGTTTTGTAGAATGTTAGGATCTATGCCTTGGCTTGTAGAAGTAACACCTGAACGCTTCTGCAATACCTGATCCATGTAGTCAAGCATTGGGAACGACTGTGATGCTGTTGCCGGTACAGATAATGGCTGAACCGCACCTTGAGACTTAATCCTCACTACACCGCCTGGTGATGTGGTTAGTAGGTCATCTAGGTTTACTTGTCCATCTAGGGCTGTAACCCTAGGCATATTGGTAAGGTACAGGTTATCTAGGATCTGACGAGTAATCGTAGACTTAATAAGCTGTATGTCCATTGCTCTGTCGGCTAGACTCTGACCAAAGAACTTGTGTGGCATAGGAATAGGGCAGATGCTTGCAAAGGGAATATGATCTGTTTCCTCGTTGTCAATAATCTGATCGCCTGCATAGACTACCTTGCGGAGTTCTGCAATCCCATCACCATCAAAGTCGGTACGAATATAGCACTCAAACAACTCTACTTCTTGCATCGTAAAGTCTAGGCTTTGTGTCTCGTCTGGCATCTCGCCTGCGCTGTACCTTGCTACTCTCTCAGGAGTATATGTAAGGTCGTTGTACGCTGGCATCTTGTCCACTTGTTTCTGTGGATAGCCCATAGCGATTAAGTCTGATCGTGTCTTGACTGTGCGATGTGCGACAAATTTGGCGTTCTTGATGCTCTTATCGCGCTTGGCGATTAAGAACTCCTCTGGTGGCACATTCTCTACACAGACCTTACCGACTTCTTTTTTCTTCTTAATGACTACATTGTAAGAAAGGATAGGCATACCCATTGGGTCTATGCCGACTTCCTCGGTCTCTTGGCTGATTAACTCCATCTCGTCATCAGCAAACAGAAGTGTTAGTTCTTCTGCGTTCAGACCTTTGTATTCTTCCTTGGTAGGATCTTCGCTATCTTCCCACCAATACTTTACGATTCCGTTCTTCTGTAGAAGTGCATCCTTCATCCAGTTATGCATGAGGATAACACCATCGTTATCGTTGAAGAACACATAGTTCGTAAGTTCGGTAGCTTGCTTGGCGAACTCCTCGTCTCCTGGCATCCTTGGATCAAAACGACCTAATTGGTCTGAACCAGTAAAGATACGCATTAACTGAGGTAAAGCACCATCTACGACCTCGGCTACTTCGCCTGTTACGATCTTAGAACGACCATCTATCTCGTTGCCATACTCGTAACGATTGTAGTAGTTGATCGCCTTTGTGCGTTGCTCTACTGTTTCGGTCTCTACATAGCCGATAGCATCATCTATCTCTGCTTCGAGAATGATCTTTAGTTTCTGTTCATCCATTTATACGATCCATGAAGTTTTTACTGTTATCGGTTGCGACCAAGTAGTGTTTTGTTCCATTCCTAATGCTAAATAACGAAAGCTATCGCTGCCATGACTTGCCCAGTCGTGCATTGGCTTGTCAAAAAAGACATTACGCTTTTCATCATAATCGCGCCTATAGTTCCTAAGACAGTCTAGCCCTTGCTTTACCTGTGGCATATTGAACCAACATCTCGGTAAGAGTCTACGGACTGCCTGAATACCATCATCTACAGAAAGTCTTGGCAGAACCCGAACATCTAGTCCAGCTTCTCTCAACACTTCCAATCTGCTCTTGCCTGTGCCTAGTTCTCTTACTTCCACATCGTGTGGTAGGAGTTGCTCTGCTTTCTCCCACTTATTATCTTTTAGCCAGTTGACATACCAATCGAGTCCTTGACCATGATTCTCTACATAGTCTAGTAGTCTTACTTCTTGTCCTGTTACTTGTGCAGTCCACAAAGCTGTGGAGTCTCCCATTCCGAGATCCCATGCTACATATGCCCTACATAGATCATCTCGATCTATATTGCACATCCTACCTTTTTCTTCTGCCTCGTTGAGAAGTTTTCCGTAATAGCTTCCCTCCACAGCAGCCGAAAATGAACACTCGAACTCTTGATTGTACTTATCGTCTCCCATTTCTTTTCTGGCAGACCATAACTCTTGTTCATCTATTAGCTTTGTTTCGCTTGCCTTAAACTGTAGTGCTGCCCATCCTTCTTCTTTTCCTGCTCTGTCGAACAAGTCCTTGAAGTGGTTATTGCCCTTGGGTGTGCCAATAAACAGACAAAACCCTTTTCTGTCTGCCAAACTGGGTCTCAGGATCTCGTTCCATATTTTTGGGTTCTGATCACCTATTTCATCTAAAACTGATCCGTCAAAGTATTGACCTCTGAGTGAGTCTGGGTTGTCTGATCCGTATAACTGTATTCGTCTACCAAAGAAGTCTACTCTTAACTCCGCTATATTAGCTGTAGCATCTAGTGGTCTTACAAAGTTTGTAAGGTAATCCCAAGCTACTCTCTTAGCCTGGCTATATGTCGGTGCAATATACGCATACCTAGGGTTAGGCTTGTCGTTTTCCATCGCTGCTTTGATTAGCGCGTTCAGAGCTTGTACTGTTTTACCCATCCTACGATGTGCCACTACTACTACGAAACGATTGTTCTCCATCGCCTCATGTATCTGTAACTGTGGTTCTCTTGGCTTGTAAGGGATGACTACTCTTTTTACTTCGTCATCTGCGTACTCTACTTCTCCCAAGCGACCACCATCTTAAAGATTCCACCTTCTGCATTACTTAGTTCGGTAGTGTTGACAGGCTTACCATCTATCCTGTCCATAACTTCCTTGATTGCCCAAGGCTCTCCGGCTTCTGCTGACTTGACTAACTTCTCGGTAATGTTCCTGAGTTTCTTACGATCCTCTTGTACTAGGGCTATTCTTAATGCATCGTAAAAGAGCTTTCCCTTCTTTGCATTTTGGTTGCCTGGTTGTGCGCCTCCCTTATCACTTGATTCGGGTGTTATGTTTTTGTTTTCTGTAGAGTTTTCCATTCCATTCCCTGTGGGTTGATGGTTGATGATGTTGCTATTCTACAACAGATTTAACTAGTACGACCTTCATGCTATCTACCATCCTAGGTAGGATTGTTAGCATTTGGTCTGATATATTCATTTCTTCTGCTAGTTTGCTTTTGACAAACTGTAGTTCTTTTACAACAAACTTATCTTTCCACCCTAGATACCAATGCCAATCTGTGTAGTAGAGCCAACTGTTTTCGTTAAATGCTCTGACATGGGTTGGGTCTTGCCATGCTCCTAGGCTTAGATCGTATGGCACATGGATGTGGAACTCTCCACCTTCTACAAGTAGATCCTTGCAGTTTGTCATTGCCTTTACTAAGTCTGGGATATGCTCTAAGACATCGTTAGCGATAATCTTAGTAAACATTCCTTGTTCTACTTTTATCTCTCCGAATCTTGTAGAGATTGTTTCTCCCCAAGGTATCTTGGTAATGTCTAGCACCCAATCTGGTTTCTTGCTTTCCTGTATGTCTGCGTTTAGACAGTCATCTCGAAAGTCTTTTCCGCTACCTAGATTAAGAGTTTTTTCTGTAAACAACAATAAAGTCTTTCCAATAGCCTTCCATCACAGTAGTATATTCTACAGTAATGTCGTATGCGTTTCGCTTTGCCCAAGTCTTTAATGCCCCTGCTGCATCTGGATAAAATCTCCAGCAATCTACAGGAAAGGCATGATAATCACCTACCGATGGTGCGTTAATGTAGAACAATCCTCTTGGTTTAAGTATTCTGAGTGCTTCTAAAAATGTTATCCAAAACATTTCTGAATGCTCAAAACAAGAACTTGTAACAATCATATCTGCATAGTTATCTGGCAGAGGGAATGTATAAGCATCCTCTAGCACAATATCTACACCTTTTGCTTCTTGAAAATCTAACCCTACATAATTGCTTGGTGGTGCTACATCTCTGATGCTTCCATTAACATTTTGAGAACCTATTTCTACAATTGTTGGGTTTACAAATTCACTTGAATAAGTTTGGAAGAACGCTGTTGCTGATTGCATTGCAGTTGGATGCATTTACCACTTAACCTTGTCTGCCCAGTACGCTGCACTCATCTTGCCTTTAGCGATGTTGCTTGCATGACGAGCCTTAAATGACTTTCTTCTTGCCTTGTCTGCTGCCGACTCACCTTCTCTTGGTGGGCTACCTGTCATTCCTTGCTGACCAAAACGGATGGTCTTTACCTTATCACCCTCTTTTGCTACGACTACATGGCTTTTAGTAGGGTGGCTAGGTGTCTTTTTGGGTTTGTTATACCCTGCTACACCAATCCGTTCTAGGACTCCTGCAGCTTCTCTAATCTTCACTTTTTGTATCGAGCAGACTTACTGGCTTCAGCCATAGCAATCGCCATAGCTTGTTTAGGGTTCTTGACTACCTTATTAGACTTGCCAGAATGTAGAGTTCCTTCTTTGTACTCACCCATTACTTTGCCAATCTTCTTCTGTGCCTTGGTCATCATTTTTTAGCTTTCATTGGCTTTGCTGTTTTAGCTGCCTGTTTAAATGCCTTGGCAGTAGGCGCGCCTGCTGTGCCTGGCTTACGCATCTTCTCGCCTGATCCTTCGGCTATGCGTTTTCTCTTTGCTGCGATATTTCCGTAAAGACTATTCTTCATCTTCCATCTCCATTTCTTCTTCCGATCCTTTGGCTTCCCAAGCCTGACAGCCATTCTCATCAGCACATACAAAGTCGAATATAGCACAATGACCCATGCCCTTACCTACTCCGCACTTAGTCATTTCTTCGCCTGTTTCGTAGTATTCGCAGGCTTTGCACTTGCCCTCACCATCTTTGCGCGACCCATAATTGGCAGTCAAAATGGCTTTCTTCTTGTTGCCCTTGTTTATATCGGCATCAACAGTAGATAGTGGGCAAGACTCGGTATCGGACTCTAATAGACCGCCCTCGGACTTCTCAGCCATCTTAGGCTCTTTGCCAAGGAGTCCAATCATTATCGACATACCTTTTTCTTTCATATATCACCCGAAAAAATAGCCCTATTGCTAGGGCTATGGAAGAAGAATCACTAAATTCTGGGTGCAATGACCCAAGGAAATTATACAATTGTTTATTAATTTTGTGAAGTAAACCATTGTTGATGGAGTTCCGGCATATTTTCTTTTATCCATTGCTCTGCCTCTCGGTGGTTCTTGCCATGATCCATTCCGATAGTTTGGCTACCGACATGGTGGACATAAGACCGACTGACATAGTTTTTGTATCCGTTTGCCCTAATTTCTAGGCATTGAATGTCATCCGAAAACCAATTTATAGGCTTGTAATCTACCCATTTGTCCTTATGTATATAACCAAACAAAGGAGAAATAATATCTGTAGGAATTATTTTTCCTTCTTCTACATATCGGATGCCTTCCCTTTGCTTGAACTCTCGGATGTTTTGGTAGCCACGAACATAGTCCGATTTAGCCGACACCCAAGCAGTATCCTCTGGCAATAGTTCTACATCTTTTAACATTAAACAATAAGAACTAGGGGTTAATACTATGTCATCGTTGGCTACGATTACCTCATCAAACATTTGGTAAGCACAATGTACTACTTGGTTATATGAATCCCCAAAATTATTGCCTTCATTCCGTATATTGATAGTCCTATGCCTAGGAAGCCTTAGATCGCTTCCAGAGACGAAAACAGTAACATCTAGTGGCACATACTGGTCTATGCTCGCTAACAGCACAGGGAGGCATTTAGCAGTCTTAGTGGCTATTACGATTGGTACATTTCTCACAGACGAACCTTTCGTTAATCCCATTGTTGTATATCTCGAAAATCCCATTCTCGGTTGTCTTTCTCTCCTGACACCTTGAGCAGATCCGCATAGTCTTTAGCTTTGGCTTTCTTATCGAGTTGGTCTTGGAGTCGCTTTTTAGCATTGTGTAGGTCTGTCTCGAATCGTCTTGTAGATATTCTTAGGTGGTGGGCTAGTTGATTCTGACTAGCATAGGGATGGCTCACATACCGAGCCTTTAGTATCTTTCTGAGTTCTAAGGGTAAACCCTTTACTGCATCCTCTATTAGCTCACCATCTTGATTGTCAGGTTCGTAGTGCGGTTCTTCGGGTGCGTATAGGTTGCCCAGTTCGGGAATGTAGTTCTTTTCAAATGATCGACAAGTCGAGTCTGGCTGTGGAATAACTGATCCAGAAACATACCAAGCCCAGTTTCTCAAGCGGTCATCAAGTGTCATTCACATTCCTGTATTTAATGGACTGTATAATTGTAACTATTTTCTTAATGGTATCAACTATATATGAAAAATCAATACGGATATTACTTGACCGACCAAGAGTTTGTAGAAAAGTGGAAACAGTTTCCTAGTCCAATGTTGATGGCAAATGAGATTAAGATTAGCCCTAGAGCCATACAGAATAGAAGAAGGTCTGTAGAAGTTCGGTTAGGTGTTAAGTTAGAAACTCTAATAAATCCTAGAGACGATCACAATAAAAAACAAAAAGAAGAACGCATTGCCAGGTTAAAAGCAAAAAGCGAAAACAGAATAGAACAAGCACCAATCTCAGTTAGAAGGGGTACAGCACTTGATAAAGGTCGTATTATTGTTTTTAGCGATGCCCATTTTTATCCTGATGACACTACTACAGCTTATAAGGCTTTGCTTAAATTTATTGATCACTTTAAGCCGAACATTATTGTTAATAATGGTGATTCCTTTGATGGCGGTTCTATTAGTCGTTTTCCTAGGATCGGTTGGGATAAGAAACCTACTGTCCAAGAAGAACTGGAAGCCAACAAGTTTTACTTAGGCGAGATAGAAAAGATCAGACCAGCAGGGTGTAGACTTATTTGGTGTCTTGGTAATCACGATGCGCGATTTGAAACCATGCTTGCTGCACAGGCTAGTCAGTTTGAAGGTGTACAGGGATTCCAACTAAAAGACCACTTCCCTCTATGGGAAGGGTGCTGGTCGTTTTGGGTTAATGACGATACTGTAATTAAACACAGGTTTAAGGGTGGGCGATACGCAGGCTATAACAACGCTACAGCAGCTCAAACAAACATTATTACAGGTCATACCCATGTATTAGCTTGTCAGCCCATTACAGGCTACGCTAAAACGATTTGGGGCGTACAGACAGGCACACTAGCAGAGCCTAATAATATGCAGTTTGCAGACTACACAGAGGACTCGCCTAAAGATTGGCGGTCTGGCTTTGTCATGCTGTCTTGGGAACGAGGCAAGATGCTTATGCCGGAGATGATACAAGTCTGCGGTGAGGATGAAGTAGAGTTCAGGGGCGAGATTCTAAAGGTATGAAACTGACCTCCACTATCCTCAAGAATATCTACAATATGCTTGTGGTGTGTGAGCCTTTTGAGAAGTGGAATATGCCTTTAGCAGCGCAGATTAGGTTTGTGGTTAATGCAGATCCCGATGTGATGGGAACTTATATGTATGACGATGGAGAGAAATGGGAACACATTATTACCATCTCTACTGCTAGGTGCGGATTCCTAGATACAGTTATACGGACTATGGCGCATGAAATGATCCATATGAGCTTTCATCGTAGGAAGGGTAATAAGTGGGCGCAACATGGAAAAGAGTTTCGCGCTAGATGCCATCTTGTAGGGAAAGAGTTAGGGCTAGATCCTTTAGAGCTTTGAGTTAACTACAACAAGTCCTCGTTCAAAAAGTTCACCAATGGTTGCTCGGTGCGCCTGTTCCCACATCTCAATCCTTGCGACTTTTGTAAGTGTGCTAGATGTATCGGCTTCCGCATGGCAGCGAAAACAGAGGCTGGCAATGCGAAAATCGGATGCTTTAAGTCCACGACCTTTTCCATCTCTGAGCTGGTTGGAATGTGCAGCCACGACAGTTCCATCTTCTATCCCACAATGTTGACATGGTAATAGTCTAGCGATTTCTAGGAGTTTTTTGTTTCTATACATTTTCTAAGGTATTCGTTTTCTTCTCTTGTTTTCTTTAGCAACTGAGATAAATAATGTGCTGTCTTTAGCATCTCTTTATACCTATTTAGGTATAAGTTGTAGTTTGTAGTGTCCACTATTTTGTACCAATCCGTATAGAAATGTAAACAATAAGAAACACAATCAATGCCCAGATGTAGACAAAGTCGCTATCGAGCATGATTATCTACAGATCGATTGGTAGCCTCTAGACTGCGCCATATCTCGACTTTTAGTTGGGCTGCGGTCAGCATCCATTTGATCTTCTCCTCGCACTCCACAGCCTCTTTTAAGCCCTCTAGCAAGCCAATATACTCAGGGTCTGCATACGCATCTACCTCGGCTGCTGCGACAGACTTAGCCGATGACTTAGACATGAGAATACTACGCTTAGACTTTAGGAAGTTCTCTAGGTAGATTCTGTTTGCCTTGGCTTTAGCAAAATCTCCCGAATACTTCATTATGTACTCTACTGCTTTTGTTGGTTCTATATCCATTTTCCCCATTCTCCCTTATTATTTTTAGCCCATTGTTCCCCATATAGGATTAATAGGTCTTTATCTATCGTATGGTCTGATAAATACTTTCTCCATTTTGTCAGACCCCAAACTGCTCTCCAAATTAACAACTGTCTTACAGCGCATTGAACTCTATACTCATCCGAATAAGAGTGCTTGTGTTTCAACTCTACTTCCTGAGTCATACTTCTTGGAATCTCCTTTCGGGTAAGGTTCTATATTATATTTAAGTAAACTTTTTAGCAATTTCTTATGTTGCTTTGTTCCATGAAAATATATGTATCTGTGCTTTCTACTTCTTTCTGCGTAGTAAAAGTCATCACCATATTTTTCTTTAATGCTTTCTAATGTCATTCCATCGGACAAGGTTTTGCTATGCTTATGCTCTAAACCTTTTACAGTCCAATCAACTCTGTTTGCAGATAGACCAGTATATAAAAAGTTTGTAGCTTGGTATACATAGCCAACATGACCTTGACCAGTATCAGCGTAAGAAACCACTATAGTTGGTTTTGGTAAAAGTTTTATAGAATTAGATACAAGAAAACTAGACTGATTTTTAGTGTTATCTTGCAAACAAAGGCGATTTAATTCCAAAACTTTGTCTGACCACTCTTTGCCACAGATTCCCATACATAGCGATGGGCTTGCTGGTATCCCATAAGTAACTACACCAACAAGATGCTCGTCATCATATAAACCAAAAGCGTACATAATCTGCGGTATTCGCTTTGCATAATGTTTTTGCAATAACCAAGAATAAGTCTCATCATTCTTAATCGGCAAAACCTTCACGATCCTACCCCTACAGATCCAATCTTAGATGAGAGCCTAGCCCTAAACTGCGCGAAAGTTTCTCCTGCATATGGGTTTAATCCTAACTCTCTGCCCTTGGCTAAAGTAAGTTCATCGCTTGCGTACCAAGGCAATGGTGGTCTCTTGTTTTCTTTCTGCTCGATTACAAGCTCATCCTCGAACCTCTCTTGGTTTAGCCAGGTACTTGCATGAGGGATAAACTCCCAATCAGTACCCTTTGCTGACCAATACTTACGATGCTCTACTATTGCCTCTAGTGCCTTTTGTTGGTTTTCCTGACTTAATTTTTCCCACGATCTTTTTGCTGTTAGCTTTCCTATTTTTCGTGGGTATTGCTGCCAAAAGTTCTCGAATGTCATTTTCCCTTTTCCTTTCGTTTATTGCTCTTTCCATTACTGCCTCAAACCCTGCTTGCATAATAAACTTATGCCCTGCCTTATCAAAAGTTAGTTCGCACTCTGCCGATCCATCTGGCAACTCTTTAACTATCTTGACTTGTATCTTCATCCACCCACACCTTTATGTTTTTATTAAAGTCTGCTTTCATAAGAACTGGCTTATTTAAGCAATCTAACATTTTATACAGATTCTGCTTTACTTCCTCTATATCTTCTCCCATAACACCAACACCTCTGGCTGTGTACAGATAAGGCTCATGGTTCTTATCGTAAAAGACTTCGCAAACCTCGACCCAAGATTCTCCATCGTTCTCGTCTGAAAAGTCTACCACTCTATGATTCCAATGCATTATTTACTCGCCAAGATGTAAAGACCAACATTACTAAACGCATATCCTGTATATACAACTGCCATCGGCACATTCCCTTTTACTCCTTGCTCAATCCCAATATAGGCATAGATCAAGCCTGTAACAATAATAAGCCAAGCACTCACTTTTTCTTTCTTGCTGCTATCTGCTTTTGTAGAATATACCAGAACTCAGATTTGATAATCATTTTTTCCCCTTTCTAAGGCTTGTGTTATCTGTTGGGAAAGATTCTCCCAATATTGCTTACAACTGTTATCGTTTCTTGGACTGCCTACAAAGTATGACTGATATGGTGATGGTTTGGCAAGATACCTGTAACAATTATTTTTTTTACTACATTGGTGGTCTAAACACATAGTGATGTCTGGCATATCTTTACCTATAAGTTAACATATTTGTTACTTTAAATACCTTTAAGTTTATATATTTGTTACATTATGTAGATGCTTATGTAATATAGTCAACATTTTGTTTTATTAAAAATTCATGCACTTTTAGACAATACTCTACTTTAGGTGATATGCCTTATCAACCTGACCCATCTATACAAGACTAGTCCTTCCTAAGATAATGTTCAATCATTTGTAGACTTATATATCACCCTTGATCTACAAATTTGTGCAGTACCCATTTAAGTCTGCGAGGCTTGCCATCCTAGTAGTGAGCCTATCTTTTCTTCCACGCTGCCGATATAAGCACTATGTTTCGCCTGGAGTGCGAGCAGAAATAGAAAAACCCCATAAGGTAGCTCTAAGTTGATCCCACTTAACAAAAGAATCCACGACTTTTGTTAAATGCTCAAAGCTACCCTATAGGGTCTTGTGGATTACTAAACAGGGATCAATCTGCTGACTAAATTATAAACTAAAACTCAAACTCTTTAAAGTCGTACCTCCCATTTGGTTTCTTAAACCAGCCGATAACGATAATTCGCCATTTGGATCTTAGCAGTTCTACAAAATAGTCGCTTTCTTGGATTTTCTTTATTCTGGAGGACATATTGCTTTTGGATGTCATTTGTATTCCGAGTGTTTCTTCGTTTCCAATAGCCACCATGTCGAGTATGCCAAACATATCTTTTTTTCGTTTTGTAAAAGAGTTGTAGGATTCGACCACTTCGCATTTATACCCCCTAGACTCGAATAGAGCCATTGTGCGCTGATTGTAGTTAGGCAAGGTCTTGTTCGGTTATCTTGCCTTCTGAGGCTTCTATGATGGCTTGGTGGTGCTTTTTAGGGATGCTGTTACGCATTGACCAGGCGTACACAGTTACATACTTAATACCGAGCTTTTGCGATATATCCTTGTAGCTACCAAATGCCTCTAGTAATTTCTCAAACTGTGGTGTTTTTACAACAGTATCCATATCTTCTCCTTTTGTAGAACCTTGATTCTACACTCATTACAGGCAAATGTAGATATTAGGGTATATCCCTAGTAATTATTCTACAAATCTCTACAAATATCTGTATAGTTCTACATAAGCGATGTCGCTTATTTCTTTGAAAGGGAAATCAAAATGCAAAAATATCAATGGATGGCAACAGCAGAAAAATGTGGAAATGTTTGGAAAGTAGGAGTTCAAACAGAAAATGGTTGTGTGTCTTTTAGTAAAAAAGTATATGCAACAAAAGACCAAGCATTAGTTGTTGCAAACAAAATCTACAAAGAAGAAGAATTTTCTGTTTCTGATTTTGAAATAGATTGTTAATATTTAATATCCCCCTTCGGGGGGAACTGGAGATACTATGAAAGACTTTAAAGGCGAATGGAAAGATGTATTTTGGGGAGCTGTGGCAGCAATCCTTATGCTTGCACCAGCGATGTTTGTGTATGTTTGGAAAACAGGGGGTGTATCGTGATGAAATCGTATGATAGTTGGTTAGAAGATGGTGTAGACCAAGGTTCTCTACAAGATCAACAGGAATATGTGTGGACTACCTATATGAAACAAGGTAAGCCATGCGATCCAATGGATTTGGATAACTTCCAAGAGTATCTTGCAGATGCAACTGCTGACTACAAAGGTGCGGAAAAGTGGGAAAACCTAAGACAGTATGCTGATAAAGGTGAATGGGAAAAGTTTGGTCGGGCTATTTATTTTTTAGTCCACGACCATATTGAAGATAAATTGATTGCGGAGGAAGAATAATGTCTAAATATTTAGAACTTAGGAATGTAGATGTATCGGATAAGATCGAGAAGAAGAATGGCTTGTCTTATCTGTCTTGGGCATGGGCTGTAGACACATTGCTACAACACGATCCACAAGCTACTTGGTCGTATGGTCAGCCTGTAGTGTTTGGTGAGACTGTGATGGTGTTCTGTACAGTAAATGCCTTTGGTAAGTCGATGACTGCACAACTGCCGGTAATGGACTATCGCAATAAGGCAGTACCGAATCCCGATGCGTTTGCTGTTAATACTGCAATGCAAAGATGCCTGGCTAAAGCAATTGCTCTACATGGTCTCGGTTTATCTCTTTATGTCGGAGAGGATTTATGGGATGATATAGAGGTAGATTCTACAAAGTTTGTAGAAAAGATATTAGGTTCTCAGGATATCCCAGAACTAAAGGTGAACTTTGCCCAAGCGTTCAAGGAAGTGTCTAAGGACAAAGAGGCAATGAAGAAGGTAAACGATGCCAAAGAAAAAAGAAAGGCAGAACTGAGTGAGACTAGCTGATGTGCAGCCAGACAATGTGTGCTTCGAGTGCGGTAAGGCTTGGGGTACACATCCACTAAAGAGTTCGGAGAACCACAGATCATGGATAGACCTATGCGATGTATGTTTAAAGCTCACAGCCGTAGTAGATGTTTCGGAATATGGTTATATGAAGGAAAATTGGGATGGAAAAAAAGTGGTGTAGTTCTTGTCAGGCTGATAGACCAAAAGCTGGTTTTAAGCTGGTAGCAGCAGGAAATCGGATTCGCCCAGTTATGAGATGGAAATGCGAACATTGTTTAAAACGAGAGTCGGAGAGAAAATATGGCAAATAAGTTTTTTCAAAAAGCAAGGCAAGTAGCAAGAGCCTTAGATGATGGTAATTATATTTATACCCCTAGTTCTACAGATATTACGATTCGGTGGCGCAAAGTCTATGGGTATGTGCCTGCAAGCGAGCAAGCAAAGTATCAAAAGAAATGGGCTGAGTTTCGCGCACTAACAGCGAGAACTTTAGAGAATGTAGATGTGCCAGACATACCAGGAGTTGTGCAATGGAAAAAGTGGCAAAAATCCTAGTAGAGATTGGTGTTTACATTTTGTTACCTTTTGCGATAATAAAGGTGTCTTGGGAATTGGCAACTTCTTGGATTGAGGAATTAATAAAATGAGAAACAAGCATTGTATGGAGGCTTTCTATAGAACCCTAAAGGAGATAGACATTCCTACAGGGCAGTCTATAATCTGCGAGCATTTCTTTGCTTCGGGTTGGGATGCTGCCATCGATGCCTTGTCTCTCGCATACCAAAGGCAGTTTGAACATGATGGAGTTGATACACAGCTTATTCGCAGAGACCCCCAAGAACCTATTGCCGATGACGATAAAGAATGATTGGTATCCTGTATGCTTTCATTCCAAATTAGATTACAAAAAGTGGCAGTATTACAGGAAGGGGTCAGGAGAGAGAGTTACAGTCTGTGATGACTGTAGCGATGAGTACCAAAAGAAAATGAAAGGGGAAAATCGGTGTTTTATGGCAGAGACCATGTACCGATCAAAATATGTCTGAACCAGTATCTCAAGCAGTAATGACAGTAACCGAGGTTGCTCCCTTTCAATTTTCTATTGAAATTGTCGGATCAGATTTATCTTTAGAAGTTTCACAGATTATGGTAAAGTTTCTGAATGACTGCTTACAGCAGATTCATGCGGATCAAAAAATCCATTGAAAGGGATTGTATGGAACAAAGAACAGAAGAATGGTTTAGTGCCAGGCTAGGCAAGGTAACTGCTAGTCGGGTCGCAGATGTCTTAGCCAAGATAAAGTCTGGTGAGTCTGCAAGTCGCAAAAACTACAAGATGGAGCTAGTAGTTCAGCGATTGACAGGCAAGCCACAAGAGTCGTTTACCAATGCTGCAATGGAATGGGGTACAGAGCAAGAGCCATTCGCTAGGATGGCATACGAGGCTCATACAGGCACTTTCGTAAAGGAGGAGGGGTTCGTAGACCATCCCACGATAGAAGGCTTTGGATGCTCTC